ATACGGCTCGATCATCCAGCACTACGGACATTTACAGCCTTGTATCCTCTTTGGCTACTTCTGGACTTGGTTACCTCTACGAGGATTCACAGGGCAGAATCGGGTATGCGGACAGCACTAGACGCAGCTCTTATCTTGCAACTAACGGTTATGTAGATCTAACTGGTAATCACGCTTTGGCTAGAGGCATCAGAACATCTAAGCGCTCCGGCGATGTTCGCAACAATGTCACAATTACTTATAAGGCTAATGCCCAGGAATCGGCATCTAATGCTGAATCTATTGGCATCTATGGACAACAGGCTTACGAGATCACGACATCACTAGAGCACAGTTACGATGCTTTGGATCAAGCTGAGTTTTATTTGGCATTACGCGCATTTCCAGAGGCTCAGTTTAAGTCAATTACCTTTCCACTTGCTAGCCCTGAAATTGATGATGCCGACAGAGATGCTTTGCTGAATGTATTTATGGGTCAGCCGGTAAACATTACCGATCTACCTTCCAACATTACTAATGGTCAATTCCAAGGCTTTGTAGAGGGCTGGACTTTCAGCGCTGGATACAATTCGCTTTACTTGACTTTGACGGTCTCACCAACTGCTTACAGCCTCCAGTCCACCCGTTGGAACGGAGTCTCAGCAAGCGAGACATGGAACACTTTAAGCCCAACCCTAGAATGGATTAACGCTACAATAGTAGCCTGATAAAGGAGAAACATGGCAACGACAACTAACTTCGGGTGGGAAACACCTGACGATACCGACCTCGTAAAGGACGGAGCAGCTGCTATTCGTACTGCTCTTGGTGGAGTCGATACCTCCTTTGTTGATCTCAAAGGTGGCACTACTAACCAAATCCTAGCCAAAAACAGCAACACCGATTTAGATTTTAAGTGGGTTTCAGATGTTAATGGCAAAGTGCTTCAAGTTGTCAATGCTATTTACGGAACCGATACTACTTCAACAAGTTCAACTTTTGCGGATACTGGTATAACTGCAACAATCACACCAACAAGCGCAACAAGCAAAATCCTTGTGTCTGTGACTATTCCAGTTTATAAGGATACAACTAACACAAATGGCGAGTTTAAGTTAGTTCGCACTTCAACGACCATTGCCACTATGTCGAATGTTGCCTATAACGGTGCTACGACTGGAATTGACATTGGTACGACTTCAATCAACTACCTAGATTCGCCAGCGACTACATCTGCGACAGTTTATAAAGTTCAATTCGCTTCTCAGGCAAATAGCAGCCGTGTTGTAGTTTGCCGTGGTGGCGGTCAAACAAATCAAGCAAGCATAACTCTTATGGAAATTGGTGCATAATGGCTACAGGTTCAGATGTTTTGACAATGCTTATTCCAACAGGTGGATGGGTTATTTATGGCGATGATTTTGAGGCTATTCAATTTATAGATGCAAAGCCAATTACCAAAGCGCAATTTGAGGCAGGTTTTGCACAGTACGATGCTTGGAAAGCAGATCAAGATTCAGCACAATTAGCTGCTAAAGCAACAGCAGAAGCAAAATTAGCGGCACTTGGTTTAACAACAGATGATCTAAAGGCTCTCGGGCTTTAATGAAACCTCGTTTATCGAAATCAGTTGTCCAACTAAGAGAGCAGGCAGACGATGCTTATCCAGATCGAAAGCGTGACTCGGACGGCACAATCGGAGACGCCAAGCACTCAACCAGAAAGAGCGATCATAACCCTGACCCTGATTCAGGGTATGTCCGCGCTATCGATCTCGATGCTGATTTCGACAAACAAGCCTCCACAGCTGCTTACATTGCCGACCAGATTCGAATTGCAGCCAAGTCAGATAAACGAATTGCTTATGTCATCTTTAATCACAAGATTGCAAGCGCTCGAAGCCTCTGGCGCTGGAAAAAGTACACCGGTGTCAATCCGCACACCAAGCACATCCACATCAGCTTTACAAAGGCTGGCGACACGGATTCGAAGTTTTTTAACATCCCGTTACTAGGAGGAACAGATGAACCAAGACCTAAAGAAGATGCTAGCAAGTTGGGGCAGAGCGTTCCTAACAGCTGCTCTTGCACTTGTCGCTGCCGGCGAGACTGATCTAAAGAACATTTCTTACGCTGGGGCTTTGGCAACAATCCCTCCTGTAATGCGTTGGTTAAATCCTAAAGATGAAGCCTATGGTCTACGGTGACCGCTAATGATTGGGCGGGATTCGCTCTTGCCATTGCCTCGACGATTACTATTGTTATTGGCGGTTTGCGTTATCTGGTTCGCGGTTGGTTGTGGACTCTTACGCCGAATGGTGGATCATCTCTCGCTGACCGATTGGCAAGAATAGAGACACGCCAAGAACAGATGATGGAACTTCTAAAGAAGTAAGGGACACTTATCCACATGGCAAGAAAACCAACTAAAGCGCTAGAGGATCAAGGCTACTCAAAACTTGATGCTTACTGTATTGCTCTTAACGAGTATTACAAGTCATTGCGTAAAGCTGGTTTTAATGAAGGTTTAGCGTTATTTATGATAACTGATGTGCCTTCGTATCCAAGATGGATTCTGCCAGACCCAGTTGATCCCGAGAAGTTTGGGGATTATGAGGACGACGACGAGGACTAATGACCGTAAAACGAATTGCTTGGATCTCAGACATTCAGGCACCGTTCTTTCATGAAGCAGCAGTCAAGAACCTAGGCAAGTTTTTAAGGGCTTACAAGCCTCACCAAACCATCTGTATCGGTGACGAGATCGACCTCCCTCAGCTGGGAGGCTTTGCTCAACCATGGCAAGAGGTAGAAGGCAACATCGATGAGGATCGCAAACTTACTTTAGAGATTCTCGAATACCTTGGCGTTACTGATGTAGTTGGTTCCAATCATGGAGCGCGTGTTTACAAATCGTTATCTCGCAGACTGCCGGCATTTATGAACCTGCCAGAGCTGCGCTATGACAAGTTTATGGGTTATGACAAGGCTGGTATTAAGTACCATCCAAACGGCTTTGACTTTGCTCCAGGTTGGCACACTTGCCACGGAGACGCTTTCCCACTATCAAACAAGCCTGGACAAACAGCTCTTAATGGTGCTGTTCGTATGGGTAAATCTGTGGTATCTGGACACACTCACAGACTAGGACTTTCAGCCCACTCAGAAGCCTCTGGAGGCAAGTACGGGCGCATTGTTTGGGGTGTTGAGGTTGGCAACCTTGTAGATCTATCAAGCCCTGGTATGGGCTACACAAAAGGTTATGCAAACTGGCAGATGGGCTTTGTCGTAGGCACACTTCACGGCAAGCGCTTCACTCCTGAACTAATCCCAATCGATCCTAAAGATGGATCCTTTATTTACCAGGGCAAACGCTGGGGCTAAATCGTTACCGTTTCGTTATCAAAATAAGCGTGTAATTGTCTGCCAGATGTGAGACCGTAATCCAGTAAGCAACAATGCTTACAAGAACGGGAGCAAAACAAATGGATCTACAAGTACCAGTAATTTTGTTATTACTAGTTGCTAATGTTTTATGGTTTATCGTCGGTTGGGGCAAAGGCTTTCAAGAGGGCAAGCGTGAAGGCTTGGCAGTTGGCAAGATCAGTCAGCGCGTGAGTGTTAATGCGCGCTAATGACATCCTTGACGAAGCAAAAGACCTCATTGCAGACAGAGGTAAAGATTACGGCTTGGCAGCTCTCAATCACCTTCGAATTGCCAAACTCTGGTCAGCCTATCTTGAACGCAACATCGAGCCTCACGAAGTCGCAATCTGTATGGCACTTGTCAAGATCTCACGCTTACAAGAGACAAGCCTCCACCAAGACAGTTACAAGGACGGCGCAGCATACATTGCGCTCGCTGGACAAATTGCATCAACTGACTGGTCTGACCTTGACAGTTATTAAAGCTGCTCCTGGAGTTTGGTGCGATTATTGTAAAGTCCGTTTTGGGACTAATTCATTACTTGGGCAAAAGGCTGCAAGTTACACGGTTATTAGTAACCATCCACGAAGTCAAGGCACACGCCGACACTATTGCAACAGCTGCGCCATCGAGGTTCAGACATGGGCAGACGGTACTGTTTGGTCATTACCAGAGCAGACCGATTATCTAATGAAACAAGAGGAGTTACCTAATGTGTGAGTTGGAAAATGACTTTATAGAGGAAAGTATTTATTGCGAAAGTCAGCAACTGGCTTGGAAACTAGAAAAGTTAATCACTCAGGAGACGGTAACTCTTACTAATGGTGAAACTTTGATAAGAGTAGGCAGAATCAATCAACTAATAAAGGAGTTAGAGTGTTCAATTTAGCAGATTACGAAACAGTTGAAACGCGTTTAGAGAAGTTCATTAAGGACTTTCCCGATTACAGAATAAGCACAGAATTGGAGTCATTCCAGAATGATCGATTTATTGTTAAAGCATACCTTTATCGAACTTTCGCAGATAGCGTGGCGTTTTCGACAGGATACGCGGAGGAGAAGGTTACTGATCGCGGTGTTAATTCGACTTCAGCTCTGGAGAACTGCGAGACTTCAGCGATCGGTCGAGCACTTGCAAACGGCGGTTATGCAGCTAAAGGAAAGAGACCTTCAAGAGAAGAAATGAGCAAAGTAGAACGCCTAAGCGCTAAGGACATCGCCAAGGCTAAAGAAGTGCCATCCTTTGCTACTAAGGAGGAGGCACTAGCTGCTGATCCTTGGACGAATGAGCCGATCTACGGCGATCCTAAGCAACCAGAGGCAATTAGTGCAGCTGAGGCAATTGCTAATGTTGAGAACATTCTCGGAGTCCAGAACCATGAAGAATGTGAGCATGGAGACATGAAGTGGAAAGAGGGCGAAAAGAACGGACGCGCTTGGGGTGGATTCTTCTGCCCAGGTGGCAATGTAGCACCAGCACAAAACTGCCCTACGCGCTGGTACAACCTAGAATCTAACGGCAAATGGGGCAAGCAGAAAGCGAGAGTTTAATGGGATTCGTAGAAGTAAACATAAACGGTCAATGGATGAACCTTATGCACTTGACCCTGCGTTGCCAGTTATGCAATGAGGAGATCATCTTGGCTCATGTTGCTAAGGTTGAAAACGCTGACGCTCCAGTTAATGCGACTTGGACTTGTAAGAAGTGTCATTCGATCAATGGCTAAATACTTCATAACACCAGCTCATTACCCAAGTGCCAGATACGACTTTAGCGGTTATGGCGGTGTCAATAACTGCTCAAAGTGCGACATCTTTCATCATACAAACGAGTATGTGCGTGATGATGGTCTAGTCGTATGGTTTTGCACTAAGTGTGAGGATCAGTTAGAACTGTGACAAACCATCGCAAACATCGAGGCTATAGAACCCAAAAGGTTATAGCTGAATATCTGAAACAGTTTTGGGCTTATGCTGATACTGCCGGTGCTGGTCGTCAGGGTGAGGACATTCTCAACATCCCGACGGTCAGTATCGAGGTAAAGGCTCGCTCAGACTTTCAGCCCTTAGCATGGATTAAACAGGCTGAGACCAACGCTAATGGAAAACTACCAATGGTCATCATGCGATGCAATGGTCAAGGAGAGGATGCCGGCGAATACCTGGCTTTTGTTAAAGTCAAGGACATCATGCCAATCATCCATCAAGCTGCACCAAGTGATGAGATCCAAAGATGCACCAAATGCGGATCTTGGAACTTTGAAGGGAAGGATTGTCTACCATGCCGATTTATGAGTACAAATGCGTAAAGTGCCAGATTGCAATGGAAATGGAAAGATCTATACACGAAGAAGCAGATCCAATCTGTTGCGGTGAGTCAATGAGCCGGGTTTATGGCACCTTTGGGATTACCTTCAAGGGAACAGGTTGGGGACATCAATGAGAATCCTTCTCGCGTGTGAGGAAAGCCAAGCAGTTACTAAGGAGTTTAGAGCGCTTGGTCATGAGGCTTATTCATGTGACATCTTACCGACTTCTGGAGAGAACCCAGAATGGCACATTCAAGGCGATGTACTAAGCCATCTGAAAGATGATTGGGACATGATTATCGGTTTCCCACCTTGTACCTACATGACTAATGGTGGAGCTGTAAGGATGTATCCTAAAAAGGGTCAGATCGATCCAAACCGTTATGAGAAGGCGATGGAGGCTAAAGACTTCTTTATGGCTATTTATAACGCTTCAGCAAAGCACATCGCTATTGAAAACCCTTTACCAATGAAAATCATAGGATTACCAGAAAAGACTCAGGTTATCCAACCTTATGAGTATGGAGATCCTTATTCTAAAAAGACTTGCTTATGGCTAAAGAATCTGCCTAACCTGGTACCTACCAAGATACTTACTGAGTATCAACCCTTTATCAATGGAGGAGGCGGTCGTATGAGTCGTCCTAATTACAAAGATAAGACCTTTGCAGCTGGTTCCATGGCACGATCAAAGACCTTTCCAGGCATAGCGAAAGCGATGGCTACACAATGGGGCTAAAGAGAAACACCGCTCTGACCTGCACTTATGTAAATGAGTTTGACATCGATGGTACGCTATCGTCGCAGAACCCATCAAGGGTTCAGAGCGACCCGCTGAGGCGGGTAGGTCGCTCGGTGCTAGTGGCTATTGGGATAACTCTGTTTACACCGGCTTACGCGGATGCACCTGATGAGGTTAAAAGATTAACAATCAAAGAGTATGCAGCTATCTTGGTAGATGATAAAAAACAAATGAGTTGCTTAGGTAAGTTATACGGTAAAGAATCAGCATGGAATCCAGATGCTGTTAATGGATCACATTATGGAATACCACAAGGACGATCTACTTATCTAAGAGATGCACTACCAGAGCAACAGATACAATGGGGATTGAAGTACATCCACAATAGATACGGCACACCATGCAAAGCATGGGAGTTCTTTCAAAAGAATAACTATCACTAATGGCTAAGCAATCAGCATTAAGAGATGATGGATCAACAGCTCTATGGCGTAAGATCAGGCAGAGAGTGTTGGTCAGAGATCAGCATACTTGTATGAGATGTGGAATGGAAGCCACTCATGTAGACCACATCATCCCAAGGCGCTTAGGAGGAGACGATTCAATGGATAACCTTCAAGCGCTCTGCAAGCGATGCAATTTGAGTAAGGGGGGTGGCTTTTTTGAGAGCACACCGACACCCAT